GCGTGAGCGATGTATTAGCATCTGAAGCAAAATTAACTGTCGCGTAACCGACAATCGCCTGTTCAAAGACGTTAGAGAACGCATTGTTAGTGACCGTACCCCATGAACCGTTTTCTTCGCCGGTACCAATGAGTTGGACTTTTAGGTTAGTTGAGTAAGTGCTCATAATATTAATCCGTGTCGATTAAGGCCCATTGCGCGTTTTGAACGTCGTTCACATCTGTCCAACCAGCACTTTGTGCATCATTTATATCTACCCAATCAGCGTTTTGTGTGGTTACTACTTCTGTCCAATAGCGAGGATATAAGCCGTTAACTTGCCCAGTAGCTAGAACCCCTGTAAGATCCATTGATTGAGCTTGTTGTACAGAGCCTATGCCTCCTATTGCAGTAGCAGAAGTTAAAACAGCTAACTTATTAAATATAATATTGCCAACATTGACAGTTACAGAAACGCCAGATATTCCAACTGAGATTGTGGGGGGTAAAGTACCTACTTGTCCATAGGCAATAACTGAATCTTCAGATTCGTCAGAGCTAGCTACTATAGTACCAACTGCCCCAGACCCAACAACACCCGTTAAAGCTTTTTGACGTTCATCTGGTGTTAAAGTGCCTACTGCCCCTGAAGCAGTTACCCCAGATAATGCAGCAGGTACGATAGATTGATTAATTAAACCTGTCGCCCCAATTGCTGCTACACCTGAAATACTTACACTTGTAGTTACAAGCGCCGTACCAACCGCACCTGAAGCAGAAGCACTACCTAAGCTAGGTAAAAATAATATATTACCAACTGCGGCGCTAGATGTAACCCCAGATAATGCTATTGTAAGATTAGCTACAGTTGCGCCAACCGCTCCTGTAGCTAGTACGCTATCTTCTGTAGGGTTTGTAGTTTTGGTTACTGATCCAACATTCCCTGTTGCTGCCACCCCTGAAATAGAGGTAGAAAGTACCAATTCCCCTAAAGCAGAAAAGGGTGCTGCGGAGAAGGGTGTTATGCCGAACATTTAAATAATTGGGATCTCGACCCAAGAGGTAGTAGCTTCGTCCCAATAAAAAGGCTTATCAACTTGCGGAATGGGAATAGGGGCTTGCCAATGGCAAGTAGACTCGTTTAACACCCAACTTGGGTAAGGTTTCGGGGGAATAAACGCATCGCGCTGCGCGTCATAGTTGTACCCGATACCTGCATAATTTTTGCGAAACGGCTGCCCGCCTAAGCCATGCTCGCCTGCGTGCGTGTTATAGCTTGTTCGCTTGCAAACCATGCCGCGAAATTCCCCGTACCATTGCTCCCAATCGATCCCGTCCTCGCCTTCGTCTTTACCAACAATGACCTCGACAACCGTGTTATTTTCATCCAGAAAAGCGTAATGGGCCATGTCATCAATTCCATTTAATCGTGCCGGTTCCTGCCGTAAACGTGTAAATCTTATAACCGGGTCGGCTTGTGGTATCAAGCGTGTATGTCAAACCGGCAATCGTGACAGGATCGGCAAATTTGTTCGGATAGGCAATAACAACAAGCCCTGACCCTCCCGTACCTCCAGGTTGCGACCCTGTCCTGCCACCGATACCACCACCTCCGCCGCCTGTATTAACAACCCCTGAAGGCGCGGTCCCAGGTGACCCTGATCCAAGACTTCCCCCGTCAGCGCCGCCGCCGCTTCCACCGGAGCCGTAGCTTGGCGGAGAATTTTCTCGCCCACCGCTGCCGCCGCCGCCTGCGTGTATGTAATTAACCGACCATGATGTATAAGTACCTGAACCTGTGGTTGTCAAGACATTCACAACAAGGCTTGTGCCGGAATAACTCGATACAGTGCCATCCATGTAATTGCTGCTGTCATAAGCAACGCGAACGGGCTGTCCGGCTGCATACGATAAGCCTGACGCGACTGTAAAGGTTTTTGATCCTGTTCCAATAGCAACACTTGATGAACTGCTTGCAGTGCCTCTAATGGTCGTTGTTAAACCAACACCACCAGAACCCGCAAAGGTGTTAGTGGTCGGGGTTGAATATATAACATCGCCCCCAATAGCGCCCGCGCCACCTCCGCCGCCAGCACCATAAGCGGGGGAATTGATAGCTCTACTTGAGCTTGCAGGGTAACCTTGCCCAGGTGTTCCGGCTCCAGAATAAGCTCCACCTGATCCTCCCGAATTGCCCGCACCTGAAGGATTATTACTGCCGCCGCCGCCGCCGCCTGTTGCGGTAACAGTGTCAAACACACTGCTTGAACCGTTGCTGCCCCTTTGACCGGGGAAAGAACCCCCCGAACCTCCCGCGCCACCCCCTCCGACGGTTAGCGTTAACGGCGACCCTGGCGTTACTGATTGGATAGCGGTATAAATACGCCCGCCTGCACCGCCGCCGCAACCGGGATCGTATGTTGACGCGTCGTTACCACCACCTCCGCCGCCGCCCGCGATAACAAGCGACTCCACTCTTGAAATCGGCGGAATCACATAACCGGAAGCGACCCCGCTCAATAAACTAACGATGCCTGTCATGTCACATTGCCCGTCAAAATTGCAACCGAGGCTGAATTAAAAAATACAGTGCAAATGCCCCTAGTCGCAAGCGTTGCGCTTGTCACAACGGTATTGACCCCGGATAAATAAGCGGTCACGGCTGAGCATGTAATCGTTATATTGCCGGTCGTATTATTAAAAAGGGTCACTGCATCACCCGCTGCAAAGGTCGCTGCGGGGATGACAATCGACCCACCGCTGCCAAGCTCCACATATTTACCAACATCTGCCGCTGCAAGTGTATAACTTGTTGTTTTTGCGCCGACTGCCGGTATGTTTGAGTAACCTATATTGCCCGTTGCGTTGGGTAAAGTTAACGTTGCGGCTGAATTAATCGCAGGGGCTGCTAAGGTTACGGAAGCAGACCCGCTTGCATTTGCTTGAATAACTACGTCGCTCATAACATTCCTTACATTTGCTAATTTTGGCCAGAAAGTAATATTACTTTTGATTGTAATTCGCTAATTTGTTTTATTAAATCTTCAATAAAATAAGAGGGGTTAACAATTGGTGGAGGAGTTAGGTCTACGACAGGTTGTATCCATTCACCTTCAATTAAATTCCACCCCGGCCCAACTTTAATAGGGCACACTATCCAACCTTGTTTAACACCGTAATCTTCATCAGCTATGACAACATTTATAACTTGATGATTTTCAATGATAGCAAAACGTAAATCCATATTAACCACCACAATTAAACAAAAGGTTTCCCAGTAGCCCAAGCAACAAGTGAATAACGGACGCCTTTAGTAACAGGTTTTACTTCGTGAAGTGTGTAACTTGGAAAAACTGTAAAAAACCCTTGTTTACGGCTTATTACAGTAGGTTCTTCACCTGTATACAAACATAAATCACCGCCTTCATAACTATCAGGTTCTGATAACTGTAGCGTGACTGATAATTTTCTTATCGGTAGATCAAGTCCACTATCTATATGCTTACCATAACACTCACCAGGAGCACTATATTTTGTAAATTGTAACCCCTCCCCTAACCCAGCTAAATCAAATCTAAAAAACCGCTCGTTTAAATTTGTAATAAGATCTGTAAAACGTTTAAAAATCCATTCTGTACTTGTATCAGGGTACAAAAAAACTATGTCACTTTTTCTCACATCTCTAATTTTTCCGCCAGCTTTACCTCTTTCTAAAACTTTAGTTTCACCTAACTCAATTATTTGTTTACACTCATCGGGGCTAAATGCGTTTTCCCAATAAGCCCAAAGTTCAGTACGATCTACATCAAAACCCCAATACGAACTAATTGTATTTTTATATTTTTGCTTACTTTCTTTTTTTATATTAATAACATTCATTTGTATCCTTTTATTAGTTACCAACTAACCATATATAACCCACTTCATGCCCCCTGATACTTGGACTGAACCGCCAGTAGTTATAGTTACGGGCCCGATACTAAATCCGTTTTTGTTAGCGCCTAAACTGAACGGCGTAGAGATGGTTGATTCAGAAGTATTTATAATTGAATAGGCAGATTTACCTGCTGGGTAAGTAACAAAAACATCTTTGGTACCAGCAGAGAAACTTACCTTACTACCACTTGCAGAAGACGATAGAACTGTATCGCGGCTTAACGTAGTGCCGCTAGATGTATAAGTCCCAATCCCAACTTCCCACTCGGAAGTACCCTGCCCCGCAATGGTATAGAACGTGGTGTTGCCATTACCAATTGCAGCAAACGATTGAAAGCCGGTGGCAGCACCGGCAAGGGTTATAGTCCCTGTACCGGCGGTGGTGGTTGTTTCCTTAACACGATCAGCGACAACAAAGGCCATGAAAAGCCCCTATTAAGTCGTCGAAAGACGTAACAATGCTGTAGTAGTAGTATTTGATGGCATTGTTAAAGTAAACGTACCCGCAGTAATTGTTTGTGACCCAAACGTATGTACACTAACCGCTGGTCTGTTACCTGAACTGCCTTGACTATTGTTAAAAATTAATACTGCATCAAACGCTGTCGTTAACGTAACATTAGTATAAGAAACATTAGCCGCTGGAGTAGTAAAAGCTACCCCGGCAGTTGCAGACGAGTTTGTAGCAGTGGGGGCATTCCAAGAACTAATTGCCGTACCTCCTGGCGTATAGTTTGTACCGGAAACTTCACCACTCATGGCGACAGAACCGACAGTACCCGTGTACGCCGTTGTACTAGCATTAATTGTTGAAGAAGCTAGAAATAGTGCTGCATAAAATGTATCAGCAGCAGTTGAACCCCGTGTAACCCCAACACCAAAATTATGAGTGCCAGTAAATAACTGCCCCATAAATGATGTGCACATAGACTGTGTGTTTGCCATAGCAGACCCCTAAAATTTATCCAATTTGTGCTACTTCAGAATCTGACCACACAGCGGCTTGTTTTAAAGTCACATGTGCAGAACGATGCACTAGTTCACCTTCGTGCCAATATTCCACCCACTTAGTGTACTCATGGTCATTATCAACAACCCCTTCTCTTTTTTCAAGAAGGGACTCATCCATATCACCTTTGGTGGTAAATACTGTAGCCATTTAACTTCCTATTCAATACGTAAAATCGCATCAGTGGTTGACGCAGGTGGAAATGTAATAACTAAATTTTGGGAGGCTTTAGTAATTGTGCTACCGAAGTTTAAAACACAAACTGCGCGGTTTCCATTAGTGGAATTATAAATCAACGCCCCCGCGCAGGACAACGAGACATTTGTAAAAGTAGCTGGTTGAAAAGACCAGTAAGCGGTGGTTCCGCTTGTCGTTGGCGTGATGTTTGTGAGCGCAATCCCACCAGCGGTGTAATTGGTTCCACTCGACGGTACTTCCCCAGCGGATGAATAAACGGTTGTATCTGCACCGAGGGTGGCAGAGGAGAGGTACAAAGCGATTTTGAAAACATTTCCAGTTCCTGCTGTAAAGTTGTGTAACGCTTGGGCAAGCTCCGCTTTATAGCTTGTACACGCTGTCTGGAGGATTGCCATTTTATCTTACCGGATACCTAACCTGACCAGAACGATAAGCATCCTGACGGTCTTTAGCATCACCAAGTTGTTTAAGTAGGCTCATAGCTTCACTGTACATTTTATCAACAGACGCGATCATATCTGGTTCGCCCTTCAAGAAGATATAAGCCTCACGGATTGAGCCGTATAAAAGTGCTGAATCAAAATTATCACTGAGCCATGTAGTGTTAGAAGCTGCATCAACAATAGATTCTGGGTAAAAATAATAATGTAATTCAACAGTATATATAGCGTTTGGGGTAGGCCCAAGTATAAAAGTTAATTCTGTAGGAGAGCTATAGTCAGGGCCAAAAATAGCATAGTGTCTGGGCTTAGCGTAGTACGTCGGTGAAGGGTATGCTTCACGAATAAAGTTAACGTCTTTATTTAAAAGATAAAGATACTCACCAGACGTAGGATCAACAACTGCTAGGCTATAAGGCGATAAAAAATCAGTCGGACACTGTAAATATTTATTGTATGGTGTAGTTACACCTGTCTGGTTACGGCGAAGATTAGGCAACTGCACCGAGTTATAGATGCGCTGCTCTGCCTGACGAATGATGGTATCAATGTCAGTCGTGGAGAAAATATTCTCCACATAATCCTGAACCGCTGTAACGAGCTGGCTGTAATTCACGCCATCGGCCCTCTACACATAGTACCTTTAGTCGCAGCACCAGCCCCGCGCATCTTGATTCCAGAAGTTTTTACACCTTTGTTAGTGCCAATAGATACGCCATCAAGCGGTTGCCAGTCACGCTCAATAGTATCAGTTACGATACGTCTACCAGAACCTTCAGTAACTTTAATCGGCTTGGCATCCATTGTGTGCGGTGCAGCATAAGTCGAAGCTGGACCAACTTCTTTGCCGCCTTTTTTCATACTGAACTTAGCCATTACCGTGATCCTTGATTACGTGCGCGAGCCATGTTGCGACCCATACTACGCATATTCATACTAGTAGGGCCACCCTTTTTAAGAGCAGTTAAAGGCTGACCTTTGTGCTTAGCACGTTCATGTTTGTGCACTGCACCAGTAATCATTTTCTTGTCTTGAGCTAAATCTTTCTTATCCATTATGAACTCCTAAGAAACAGTAACAGTACCAACTTCTGCAAAACTGACCAAATGATTCGGCGTTAATTCAGCGTCAAACCCTCTTGCCATGCCCACAGGATTAAAGCCCCACTCAATAACACGAGACCCACCATCACCACCAGGAGCGGTAGCGTAATAAGAAGGGGCATCAGGTCTTGGATTGCGAATAGCTTGCGGATCATAGACAGGATACATTCCAAGTTGTAACTGTGGTTGGTCAGGTTCCCAACATTCAGGACATACCAGGATATTAACATTCTTAGTCTTAATAACCAAGGTTTTAAGTTGTTTTAATTTATACCTAAAGTTACATCTATCGCATTGCGCGATTGCCCATTTACCTGATGCAAACTGATTAGGCATTACCGAGTACCAGCGTTACCCACGTAAGCCCTGCGGGGTACAAATCTAATAGCTGCTCTTTCTCTATCTTCTCCAGTGGCATACGTCATTTGCTGTTCGTATTCGGCACGGAGAAATTGAAGACGTTCTTGTCCTTCAGGAATCTTCTGAGCAATGTAATAAGCCAGTCCTGCCATCAGACAGGGGTAAAATCTAAACGACATGTCAGGCGTTTGAATACCAGAGCCAGCATCCTGAATACGCCGCATTCGCCAATAAACTAATTGGTAGTACGGAGAGGCTTGCGTGCCTTGGTCAGGGACAGGCCAAACCGTGAATCGTGGGTTTGCCGTGTCTGAGGGTTCGTAGTTGCTTGTTGCTGGGTAGGTTTGTCCAGAGAGCCGTTGGATGTAAATCTGTATCGGTCTGGCTTGAGTAAGTTTGTTTGGGATTGTGGCGTAGGTGGAGACACTAATCCTTGTAAGTGTGAGATCAGCTTGCGTTGAGGAATTTCCAGCTCCCGTTCTTATAACGTGTTCAAGCAAGTCAATGGTGTCGTTCGGTAGATCGTACGTCGCAGTGCCTTGTACAAGGTTAATAGTCCCTTGTTCAATCGTCCACATGTTGATGCCACGATTCGCCCATTCAATAGTTAGTAAATTCATCGAACGTCTTGCAGTTCGCAAGTCATAACCTGAACGCATCTCACGCCCAGCCCGTTCAAACGCTTCTTCAGCGATCTCCGAAAATTCTGGGGTGAAGTCTGTTGCGCCGCTAGTGGTCA